GTCAATTAAGTATCATCTTTGATAAGGTTGTCGAAACGGCATCTGAATTTTCAGGTTCTGGACTTATAGAAGGTCCAGGATCAGCCGTTTCTGATTCGATACCCGCAAGGTTATCGGATGGAGAGTTCGTTATGACTTCTAAAGCAGCTAACCAAATCGGTCCAGATAACCTACAAGGTATGATGGAAACAGCCGAAACGGAAGCTGATGAAGAGGAAAGACGAATTGTACAAGCTGGTGGATATGTTCAAGAAGAGGAAATAGAAGAAGAAGCAGTTCAGCCTATAGTCTCCGAGAAAGTTTTACCAACAGGCAGAATATTGCCTGAAAGTGAAGTTTCAAAGAGAGCAAAGGCGAATGCAGATATTTTAAATCCTCGAATGAGTCTATTTTCTAGTTAATTAATCGTAGAGCGACCTGTAATAGTCATACAGCACTCTACATAATATAAAAAAGTAAAGACCTTTTAGAGCTACCTTGTTTTATACAAGCCCTTATTATGAAGACGTTCTTGGAATAAGCGACCTTTAACAAGAAAACAAGCCCGAAGGAAGGAGAGTAAAAAAATGACTGATAATGAAAATGTTGCTTCTAGTGAAGAAGCACAAAAAAATAGACCAGTACCTAATCCGTATAATATGAATAAATCATGGCATACGGATGATGTTATGCCTACAGGTGGTGTTGAAACTGCTGATAGTTTATTTGTTGCACCTCAACCTGCTCAACAAGAAGAGGAAGAGAGCGACCAACAAAAAGAAGAACGACCAGCAGCAAAAAAAGCTAAACCCTATCAAAAGCCTAACTATAAAAAAAGGTACGATGACTTGAAAAAGCATTATGATTCTAAGCTAAACGAGTTTAGAAGCAGAGAGCAAGAACTCATAAATGAAGCAACTGCTTCACGACCTGAGTATAAAGCTCCTAAAACTGTTGAAGAACTCGAACAATTTAAAGCTCAGTATCCAGATGTTTATGATGTTGTTGAAACTGTTTCACATTTACAGAGTGAAGCCCAAACTGAAGAATTAAAAGCTCAGTTAAGTGTTTTACAAGAACGTGAATCAGAATCTATACGAAGAGAAGCAGAGTCTGACTTGTTGAATAAACATCCTGATTTTGTAGCTATTCGAGATAGTGAAGATTTTCACGAGTGGGCAAAATCACAACAAGAAGATATTCAAGCATGGGTTTATAATAATCCGCATAATGTCGGTTTAGCAAGTCGAGCAATTGACTTATTTAAACAGGATATTGGATTAATAGGTGCAAGATCACAACAAAGCAAACAGACTCGAAAGAAGTCTAATAAGAGTTCCAACTCAAAGGCTGCTGACATGGTTTCTACAAAGACTACAACAGTAGATACCAATCTAGGACAGCCTAAAATATGGACTCAAGAGGAGATCGCAGCTTTACCTATGGATGAGTATGATCGTCTCGAATCCGAGATAGATCGTGCTGTAGAAGAAGGTAGAGTACGATTGTAATATTAATCTTTAACAATTAAAGGTAAATACAATGGCTTATAATCAATCAGACGCTCTATTTGAGCCGTCAACTGATACTGATGCCAACTTTGGGAACTCCGTAAGCAACCAAAATAATAGTTTCTTCATGCCGAAGGTCTATTCCAAGAAGGTTCTTAACTTTTTTAGAAAAGCCTCGGTAGCAGAAGCTATTACTAACACCGATTATTCTGGTGATATATCTGCTTTCGGAGATACTGTGCGTATCGTCAAAGAACCAACGATTACTGTTTATCAGTATGAACGTGGTGCTGACATAACGCAAACAAAGTTGACTGATGCCGAAGAAACCTTGACTGTTGATGTAGCTAACGCCTTCAAATTCAAAGTTGATGATATTGAGAAATCAATGTCTCATGTAAACTGGAAAGAAGCAGCATCGTCTGCTGCAGCTTACGCATTGAAAGATGCTTTTGATGAAGGTGTACTTGCTGAAATGTTTAGTGGCGCATCTACTTCCTCACCTGATCATGTGATCGGTTCGGATAGTTCAACTACTGATTCTACCATGACTCATGCAACCAACTCTGTTGATTTGCTGGGTGCTGATGGAACTGGTGTAGATGCTCTCAACCTTATGGCAAGAATGGCACGTTTACTAGATGATCAAAACATCCCTGAAGAAGGTAGATGGTTTTGTGCTCTTCCTAATTTTTATGAAGAGTTATCAGCATCTGGTTCTAAACTCATGTCAGTAGACTACAACGCAGGAATGGGTTCGCTTCGAAATGGATTAGTATCTAGTGGAAAGTTACGTGGTTTTAATATGTATAAATCCAATAATATTGCTGCAACGTCAAATGCGACAGGCAAATGTATTGCTGGACATATTAGTTCTACGGCTACAGCCCAAGCTATCACACAAACTGAGGTTCTTCGTGATCCGTCCAGTTTTGGTGACATCGTAAGAGGTTTGCACGTTTATGGTGCAGACGTTCTTCGTGACGAAGCTATGGTCGCAGCTTTCTATTTAGTTGACACTTCATAATAGAAGTTTAAAGCAAAATGGTATGTGGGAAAGAAATTTAAAAGTTTACTTTCCCCATACTTAGTAAAGGACAAAAAAGAGAAAAAAAAT